GTGTACCTAAGATACTTAGATATGGTGAGTGGCATACACCTTATGTAGATAATATCACTTACCACCTAACTACTGAACAATCTAAAAAACTATCAGTAAGCTTATGCGCTCAAGTAAGTTATAGAACGTTAGATACTTCAATAGATAAAGCTATTAAGATAACTGATAAGTTAGCAGGTAGTGTTCCTAAACACTTTAGTCCTTTTGAACACATAGCTACTCCCTGTAAAAATAGTAAAGGTAACTTTACTGGCTGGAAACAGTATAGACAAGACATAGAGAATAATTAAAGCCTAAGCTAGGTAGGTATCCTTCAAAACCTAGCACATTCAAAGGTAGTACGGATTAGTTTGTACTACCCCCCCCTTTTTTTTTTATTAGGAATACTTGAAATGAACCATATCCCTTATGGTAGTATAAATCAATTTAGACATGTTATAAAAGAGGTTAAAGATACTTACACTCTTAAACACCCTATATTAACTTTTAGAGGTACTGTTAAGTTACATGGTACTAATGCTTCTATTATTGTAGGAAAATCTTTAATTACACAATCTAAAAATAGAATTATTACCCCTGAAAATGATAATTATGGATTTGCTAAATGGGTTAAAGATTATGAATTAATTTTACAAAAAAATATCTATGATAAATTACCTGAGTGTGTTGACTCTAATAATACATACATTCTTTACGGAGAATGGTTTGGTAAGGGTATAGCAAAAGGTACAGCAATATCTGAAGTATCCAAACAATTTTACTTATTTGGAGTAAAAGTAGTATTACCTGATGGTACACATTATTGGTTAAAAGATTATCCTAATCTAAATATACCTAATATAGTACAGAGTGCTAAATTTATTTGGACAAAAGATGTAGAAATAGATTTTAGTAATCCTGAGCTAATTCAAAATAAGTTAATATCTTATACAAATGAGGTAGAAAAAGAATGCCCTGTAGGTAAATATTTAGGTATTTTAGGGATTGGGGAAGGGATTGTTTGGGAACATATAACAGATATAGGAGTAAGATACACTTTTAAGGTAAAAGGACAAAAGCATAGTATATCTAAGGTAAAAAAATTAGCTTCTGTGGATGTAGAAACACTTAATAGTATTGCTCAATTTACAGAATACGCTTTAACTGAACATAGATTAAACCAAGGTATTATTGAAACAGATAATACAACCTTTGATATAAATAAATTAGGTGATTTTTTAAGTTGGATTAATAAAGATATTATTAAAGAAGAGTCTGATACTTTAAATAGAAATACTTTAACCTATAAACTAGTATCAAAAAGTATTAGTAATAATGCTAGGTCATGGTTTATATCTAAAACTATGGGTATTTAAAATGAAATATACTAATAATACAGGTATACCGTTATCTTTAGCTGTACTACTTGCTTCAGATAACTATGATTATAATAATGATGTAAAAACATTATCAGTTACTACCTTAATGAAGCCTATTAAGCCATTAATATTAAGTTTAAGAAGTAATACACAAGGTTTATCAGATATTAGTGATAGAGTTCCTAGTGTATTAGGTACTGCTATACATACAGCACTTGAATTAGCTTGGAAAGATAATTATAAAGAAGCTATGTTAGCTTTAGGCTATCCTCAACAAGTTATAAACAATGTAAAGATTAATCCTAACAGTAAAGAACTAACTGAGGATACTTTACCTATTTACTTAGAGGTAAGGTCAAGTAAACAAGTATTAGATTGGACTATATCTGGTAAGTTTGACTTAGTATTAGAAGGTAGGGTTAATGACCTTAAGAATACAAGTACATACACTTATATACATAAAACTAAGGAAGAAGACTACATATTACAAGGTAGTATCTATAGATGGTTAAACCAAGATATTATTACAGAAGATGATATGTCTATCTTATTTATATTTAGTGATTGGTCTAAGTTAGGTTTAGCTAAAGACCCTATTAACTATCCTAAGAGTAAGTTACTTGAGGTTAAGTACCCATTACTTTCTCTATCTAATACAGAAAGATATATAAAAGGTAAACTATCACATATTAATAGATTAATAGATAAACCTGAAAAAGATTTACCTGAATGTACTAAAGAAGATTTATGGATGGGAGAATCTGTATATAAATACTATAAAGATAGCACTAAATTAGCAAGATCTACTAAAAATTTTAATAATTTTTTTGAAGCAAACGAAAGATTTATTAAGGATGGTTCTGTAGGAATTATCTTAGAAAAGAAAGGTTTAGCTAAAGCTTGTGGTTATTGTCCTGCTAATAATAATTGTAATCAGTACAAAGATTTAGATAAACAAGGATTAATTGCTTGATGTATAGAAAATTATATGTATAATACAGTTCATAGGTTGCTGGCACAATTTAGTTAAGTTTGCCAGAACTCATCTAAGTTGTCTATGTAACCTAAAAAGCTCATACTAACTTAGTTGGTTTGGGCTTTTTTTATGCCTATAATCTATCTGATTTAGGTTTCACGGGAATTATTCTTGTTAAAACAGTATTATGCGGTGTACCAGATGATTCATAACTGGGAGTGATAATACGGCTAGAATACTCAACGGTTTACTATTTCAGTATCCTGCATAAATGATCCAAGCAGAAAGAGAGCATATTGTTATTGTTTGTAGTTTAGCTTACTAAGTAAGCACAGAGTCCTTTCCTAATAGAGAAGGTATGATACCCAAACAATAATGACTTATTACTCGGGAGACTACTATTACAGCTAGTAGGAAAGAATAAGATAAGTGAACAATAATAATTGTTTTAATCTTTGTTGTAAGTAAAGATTACTTAAGCTCTAGGAGTTTCAAGACTATAAAATATGCCTAAGTTCTTAATTGAGCTTAGGCATTCTTTTGTCTTAAGATAGAGTTTCAATATGTATTTATATAATATAAGCACTTCGTGCTTTTTAGTGATAATATCTATTTAGTTACTAATACGCACGATAGCGTAGCGGTAGTGCGTATTAGTAACTTTTATAAAAATAAGGAAAATAAATGTACCCAGTAGTAATTAAATCAGTAGTAACAGCAGTAACCCCTTTAGTATTAGCAGAAATACCTAATGCAGTTAATCAAGCATACGAAGGTATTGTTTCTTGGTTTAAAGAGGATGAAGTAGTAAAGGCTGAACCAATAAAAAAAAGAAAGAAATATGATAATAGTAAAATTACTAAAGAACAGTATGATGTTCTTATGGAAATGTATAGTAATTACAGAGGTATAATTACTCAAGACGAGTTAACACAAAATACTAATGAAATTCTTGGTTTAAATAAATCAAGAACATCTTATGGGAATTATTGGTTAGGTAAGAAATCTAGGGATGACTGTCAATGATTAAAAGATTTATTGTATGGTGTATTTCATTTGGATTAAATAGAGTATCTGTAAGGGATTCTAAGCCCTCTAAGGAGACTCAAGCACAACTTATGCGTAATGCTAAAGAAAAACGTCTTAGACGTAATAATAAGCGTTTAAAGGAAAAATTAAAACAAGATGAGAGATTTAGATAAATTAGAACATTTTCCTATATTAGATAAATTATCTAGGATTATATGTGAAAAGACTCAAAATACTGATCCATTATTTTTTAGGGTGTTAGTTGCTTATTATTTTACTAAAGTAGCTTCAACAATGAGAACCAATATTCGTACATTAGATAGAGGGGTAATTCCTGTTAATATGTATGCCATTAATACAGCTAATAGTGGTGTAGGTAAGGGGTATAGCACTAATATTATTGAAGAACAAGTAATTGATAAGTTTAGGGATAAATTTATGGAAGAGACTTTTCCATATCTTGTAGAACAAGAGTTACCTAAGTTAGCAGTTAAGAGGTCTAATAGAAAAGGGTCTGATCCAGATGAAGAGCTTATTAAAGTAGAGAAAGAATTTAATGCTTTAGGTAAGTTACCTTTCTCATTTGATAGTGGTACTAGTCCTGCTGTTAAACAGATGAGACATATATTACTTATGTCAGGAGCAGGATCAGTTAATCTTGAAATGGATGAGTTTTCTAATAATTTATTAGGTAATACTGAAGTATTGAATGTGTTCTTAGAATTGTATGACCAAGGTAAGGTTAAACAGAAGTTAACTAAGAATACTAATGATAGTGTAAGGAATGAAGAGATATATGGTAAGACACCTACCAATATGATGTTATTTGGTACACCTCTTAAACTGTTAGATGGTGGTAAGGTAGAAGAAGAGTTTATGAGTATGTTAGGCACTGGATATGCAAGAAGATGCTTCTTTGGGTATAGTTCACCTAGTAATGGTGTAACTAAGATGTCCCCTGAGAAAGTATTTGAAATGATGACAGATACTTCTTCTAATGATTGGATTAAAACATTATCAAGATCATTAGGTAATTTAGCAGATATTATTAATTTTAATAAAGTATTAACTATTTCTAAAGATGTAAGTATTTTATTAATTAAGTATAAGCAAAGATGTGAGATATTAGCTGAAGAATTTCCGGATCATAAAGAAGTGTTTAAAGCTGAATTAAGTCATAGATACTATAAGGTACTTAAATTAGCAGGTACATTTGCCTTTATTGATGGTAACCATGAAATAACTAAGGAGTATATATATAATGCAATTAAGTTAGCAGAAGAGTCTGGTAAAGCCTTTAATACTATCCTTAAAAGAGAACGTAATTATGTAAAGTTAGCTAAATATATTGCAGAAGCGGATGTTGAATTAACTCAAGCAGATTTAATAGAAGATTTACCTTTCTATAAGGGAACTGAAGCTGCTAAAAGAGAGATGATGGTATTAGCTACTGCTTATGGGTATAAAAATAATATTATAATTAAAAAATCTTATTTAGATGGTATTGAGTTCTTTGAAGGTGAAAGTCTTAAAGAAACAGACTTAAGCAAGATTAAGGTTAGTTATTCTACTGAACTATCAGATAACTATAAAAATGAGTTAGTTGATTTTAGTCAACTACATAAATTAACACAATCCAATGGATTTCATTGGACAGTTCACCACATGAGTAATAAAAATGAATAATATTGAAGAATTAAATGCGGAATTAAATCAAGTTAAGAAATTGACTAAATCACTTGAAGATAAAATTAAATTACTAGAAAAAGAGGATGAAGGTAAAAAACAAGAGGAAGTAATTACCTATGCTATTGGAGATATAGTTACAGATAAATATAATAATACATGTATGCTAGTTCAACCACAAGATAGCACTGTAGTATTAATTAATTTAGTAAATGGTAATAGATATTATGATAGCTTTTATAAAGTTAACGTAAATAATGTAAATAAGATTTCTAAAAAAGAGTTTATCGCTATCTGTAATAATGAAGAAAATCGTTGGTCTAAAGTTGAATTTAGATTTAATTGGGAATAGCTAATGGGATATAGATCAGCAGATACTACTATTAAAGGGTTTAATTTAATAGTTATTGATGTGGATGAAGGTATTGATATTAATACAGCTAAATTAGTATTAAAAGATTATAAATATCTTATGTACACAACTAAAAGCCATACAGATAAAGCTAATAGGTTTAGAGTTATATTTCCTATGAAGTATGAACTAGCTTTAACTCCTGAAGATTATAAGGAGTTTATGTGTAATGTGTATGATTGGCTTCCTTTTAAATGTGATACAGCTACTAAAGATATAGCTAGAAAATGGGAGTCTTATTCAGGAGAGTATTGGTATAACGAAGGTAAACTAATAGATAATTTAATATTTATACCTAAAACTACTAAGTGTATTGAGACTAAGAAAATAATAACAGATACTAAATCATTAAATAATATTGAGAGATGGTTTTGTAATAATATAGGAGAAGGTAATAGATCCAATCAATTAATTAAGTATGCTTATTTACTTGTAGATGCAGGTAAAGATTTAGATCAAGTAAGAGGTAAGATTATCGAACTAAATTCTAAGATAAGTAATAAACTTACTGAAACAGAGATATTAAACACTATTATGGTTTCTGTAAGTAAGAAGATACACTTAAGAGATAGTAACTAAAGAGGTAATAAATGACAGATAGTTTAAATAATACTATTAATGATAATTTAGTATTAATATGTGGTGTTACTGGTTCAGGTAAGTCAGCATCATTAAGAGATATAAAAAATCCCGAAGGGGTTATGTATTTAGGAACTGAAGCAGGTAAGAAATTACCGTTTAATTCTAAATTCAATTCTTATATTATTATTGACCCAATGCAAGTGTTAGAAGCATTTGATGTAGCTGAGACTACTCCAGATATTCATACTATTATTGTAGATAGTTTAACATTCTTATTGGATCAATATGAGTCCCAGTATGTGTTAACTTCAACTAACAAGATGACTGCTTGGGGAGACTTTGCACAATTCTTTAAGAAGTTAATGCAAGAGAAAGTAGCGGCATCAACTAAGAATGTTATCTTTACTGCACATACATTTACTTCATTAAATGAAGCTGATATGTCTATGCAGACTTCTGTTGTAGTAAAGGGTTCACTTAAGAATAATGGATTAGAAGCTTATTTTTCTAATGTTATTGCAACAAAGAAAAAAACAATAAAAGATTTAGAACCATACTCATCTGATTTACTTGTAATTACTGAAGAAGAAGAGATATTAGGGTTTAAGTATTGTTTTCAAACAAAGCTTACTAAAGCTACTGTAAACGAAAGGATTAGATCCCCTATTGGTATGTGGACTAATCAAGAAACATTCATTGATAATAATGTAGCTTTGGTTATGCAAAGATTACATGAGTATTATAAATAATTTTAATTAAATAAAGGAAAATAGATGACAAGTTTATCATTAGCATTACCATCAGATGTAACAGCAGAACAAGAAAATGATTCATTAGGAGGATTTATCCTCCCAGCAGGAGTATACAAAGGAAAGTTAGATATGGTTTATTTAGATAAATCACCTAATGGAGCAATATGTGTAAATATTCATTTTAATACTGGAACACAGGTTGTAAGAAATACTGTATATATTTCCAATAGAAAGGGGGAATTTACATACAACAATGGTAAAGAAAATAAACCTTTACCAGGATATAGCCAAATGGATGCTTTTTTTAAAGCAGTATCAGATAAAGGTATTGCTCAACAAGTATCAGCTACTAAAACTATTAAGATTTATAATTATGATTTAAGAAAGGATGTACCAGAAGAACGAGAAGTATTTGTAGAATTAATTGGTTTACCTGCACAAGTAGGTATTCTTCATGTTAAAGAAGAGAAAACCAATAAAGATAGTGTAGACCCTAAAAATAAGCCATATACAGAGGGTACAGGAGAGTTTAGAGAATTTAATGAGCTTAGTAAGTGGTTTGATGAAGATGGTCTTACAAACGCTGAGAAAGCTTCAGGAGAGACTACTCCAGTATTCTTAGAAAAATGGAAAGATAAGTTTAGTGATAAAATTACAGTTCGTAATGCTAAAGTAAAAGCACCTAATAATGTTGGTGTTACGTCAGGAATGCCTGATATTCCAACAAAAAGCTTATTTAGTTAGTCTTAGTAGATAAATGTAATAAAGTGCCTTAGAGAGCTTGTATAGAGCTTCTAGGGCATTTTTATGTATAAGGAGTTATATGTATGTAGTAATATCCCCTTTAGTCTTACAAAGGACTAAATCCAAGAATTTTATACTTAATCAGAATATATTTAGAAATAGTCATTACAGGACTATGAATAATATGAAGATAAAGTATAAACAAGCAATGAAGCAACAAATTCAAGAATTACCTCCTATGGACAAAATAGAGATTATTTATACTCTATACCCTAAAACTAATAGAAGAGTTGATATATTAAATGTTACTTCTGCTGTAGGTAAATTCTTTGAAGATGCTTTAGTAGAATTTAAAAAAATACCTGATGATGATTATCATCATTTAACACAATCTACTCATAGATTTGGTTCAATAGATAAAATAAATCCAAGAGTAGAAATACAAATAAAGGAACTTAACTAATGGCAAGATTAACAATTACAATAGATTATGAAGCTATTCAAGAGGCTTTAGTTGCATATATTGCAAACCAAGGGCTTGATATAACAAATAAAGAAGTAAATGTACAGATGACAGCAGGTAGAGGTGCTAATGGCTACTCTGCTGCTATTACAATTATTTCTAATACACCCAGTAATACATCAATACCTGATGAAACAATTACTACAGAAGTAGAATATTCTAAAGACCCTTTAGAAGAGGTAGAAAAAGAGGTATATGTAGAAGAAATTGAAGAAGAAACTGATACAGAAGATTCTGTAGCTACTTCACTATTTACATAACAATGTTAGTTAGATTTGGGGAACTTATACTAGGGTGTATGGGCGTAATATTTATATTTATATGTATAGCAGTATTCCCATTTATTATTAGTTTTATTGGTTTAGGTATACTTTTAGTGATAGCAGTATACCTAATTATAGAAGGTATTGATTATGTACTAGGAGAACATAAATGAAACTTGAATTAATTGATTCCATAACCAATACTTTAATGATACTAATTATGATTATAAGTGTATCAATGTTAGGTATGCTCGCTGTTAAACAGTATCAAATTTTATTTGAAGTAGCTTGTAGTAACACACCTAATATTGAAGCTATTAAATAACTAATTAATAGGTTTATATATAAGTAATTCAGTAAATGGTTCAGGGTTTACTGGGTTACTTATTCTAAATAAAGCTGAGTTTAGTGTAGCTGTACTGCTTAATATGTTATCAAAACCAAATAAAGTATTTGAAAGCATTAATATTAAAGCTCTTGCAGGTTTCTTAACTACAGCTTTTAATATTACTTTTTGTATTCTTATAAAGAATTTAGAAAACATAACTAAACCAATATCATTTAAGTATTGTAGTGTTGGATGAGTTGGTAAGTCATACTGTACAAATGTTTCATTAATATCTGTAAGACTTTCATCTTGAGTCATACCACTCTTTAAATTATGCTCATTAAGTATATATCTAGCTACAAAATCACTGTACTGTGTTGTATGTTTAAGGAATTGATATAGTTTAGTCTCATGCCCCATAATAGCTTCATTACCTATTGTCTTAAGACCACTAGGTATCTTATTATTAATTGGTTCAATTATTTCATTGATTTTACTTTTAAATGAATTATCTAGTTCATTATTACTAATATCTTCAACAAAAGATTGAAATACAGCTAAGTCTATTAAGTCTTTTACAGGATTAGAATCTACTCTATCTTGCAATGTTTTAAGTCTTATTCTGTGTTTCGTAGCTAAAGTTCTATTGTTAGATGGTTTAGTATTATCTATATCTATTCTGGATTTAAGAATATTTAATTTTTTAGCATCTGCTAAGTAATTCTCTAATGCTATAGAAGCAGTAGCATATCCATTAATCCTTTCATGTGCATTAACTCCCTTTAACCATAAAAGAGTATCATTACTTAATATGTTATATCCTAAAACTGTACCAGATTTAATTACAATGGCATCTTTCTTTAGTTTTACATAATCTTTTAGTATTAATTCAGAGTTTTTAAGAAACTTAGGATTGATAAGTTTACTAAGACTATTACCCATAACTCTTAATAAAGAGTTTTCATGTTTATCTGTAATATCTGTAGGTCTAATCCAATCAGTAATAGTTTGGTTTCTGTATCCAAGGAGAATTTTAGCCATATCTCTTCTTATGTATACTTCACTATCTCCCCACAGTCCATTAATGTAGTTTCTAGTTTCTTCAGGTAGCATTTTAAATTGATTTGCATACTCTTTATCTGTTGATATATCTACAAATTGCTTTGCATATACATTTCCTCTATGAACAGTATCATTAAAGTCCTCAAACATTAGGTCTACAGCTTTTTTATTAATATCTTGAGTATTTAATTTATCAGCAATTTCTGCTCTACCAATGGCAAGTATGTTACTAAAATCAGTATCTCTTTCTAATAAAGTATTTTTATCATTATGGTTCATAATATATTTATAACCAATAATTTTTAAGTCTTTATTATAAATAGTAGCTAAGTCTGATGTATTATCTAAGATAGTATCTTCATTAAGAACCCTAGTAAATAATCTTGAGTTACTTTGTGTTAACTGTCTTCTAATGTATCTTGGTTTAATAAACTTAGTCATAGTATCTCTAGTATCTTCAGACATAATATAACCATCTGAGTAATCAGATATATTATTATTAAGTTTAGTTAAAGAAAATATCATCTTTTGATATGACATATTAGAACCAACTTTAGATGTATAAACATAAAGATCTTCTTTACTAGCATCCATTTTAGATTTAATCTTAGGTAGTAATGACCTAGTATAACCTTGACTTATTAATCTAGTTTCTTCATTTAAAGTACCTATAACAACTGATAAGTTTGGATTAAAAACATCTTTAGTATACCCATCTTTAATAAGATTTTTATTGCCTTTAAGAATATCTTTTAAATATTCTTCTTTGTTAAGATTATGATGATCTAATGTAAATAATATTCCATTACCTTTACTAGAGTCTTTTGCTTGATTAGATAACTCTTCTTTAATAACATTAGCAGTAATATCTTTATCTTCTTTAGATGTATACTTAATAGCATATAACCTTGATAGTTGAGTAATATCTTCAACTAAACTGTTATATTCATCTTCCTTTAAGTTACTTAATCCAGCAAACTTAATTACTTGAGCTACATTATGTACCCCATCTATTCCTTCAATAAATGAACCAGAAGACATATACACTCCTAAGTTCATTGATTGGTTTATTAGTGCAGTACCTTTAGATTTATAAGTAGAAGTGAGTTTATCTTTTACAGTTTTAAGTTCCTTAGTTATATACTTAGTATCTGTTAACAGTTTAGCCATATCATTAAGAGAATATTTATCCATTAATGAACTCATATCTGTAGCTAGTAAGCCTTTAGCTATTGCTTGTTTAGTTCTATCATCTAGTTTAGTATCTTTATGATATTGGTTTAGTATCATCTTAGACCATACTTCACTATTAGTTTCTTTAAGTTGGTTAATAACATGATTAGATAAACTCAGTAACCTATGGTAATTTTTACTTAATACAGTCTCTCCTTCAGCTTCAGTAGCTAAAGCATTAATAATATTATGTTCAGTAGTACCCATCATAAGACTAAACTCATTCATTGTAGCATGCCATGCTTGGAATACTATCTTAGCTTCTACAGCTTTAATTATAGTATTAGCTGGGTTTCTAATAATCTTTAATGAATTTTTAGATATAAAATCTTTCTTTAATAAATTAAGTCCATAATTGGATGCTTTATGTAGATAGCTATCTAGCTTATCTTCCATTGCTTTACTTATTTCAAACTTATCAAGCATACTAGCTTCTCTTTTAGCATTAATAGTTGCTAAAGATAGTATGAGTCTATCTGCTTGTACTAATGCAGAGTTACTACCATGGTCTTTGAATGTTTTATTCCAATATTGTAGTATCTTAGCAATTATATTACCTACTGTTTGAATAATAGATCCAACAAATACTTTTCTAGTTACTGTACCTTCTAATCTATTTAATAGTTTTCTAAATTCAGGTTCAGATTTAGTAAATGCACTAAACTCTGCTAATGCCATATTAGTTTCAGTAACTGAACTATTGCCTATTTCATTTTCTTTAATAATTTTAGTAACATTCTTATTATCAAAAATATGAGCATATTTAGTAAAATTATCTGTACCATTGGCTTTATCATCTTCAATTACAGCTTTTCTAACATTATTTAATAATCTACTTAATTGGAGTTTAAGTGTGTAATTAGCTTTATCCTCCAACGCAGGGACTATTATTGCATGGTTTAACTCATGTACATAAGTAGTAGCAGGAGACATAGGAACTACACTATTAGGAATATCTTTATTAGCTTTACTTGCTATATTTAAGAATATTTTATCCATATTCTTAGTGATAAATCCAAAGGTATTACCATCATTATTTTGTATATATAGATCTATTGGTTTAAGAAGTCCTGTAATGAGTTCTGAAAGTGATTCTCTTAAATAGGTACTGTGTGCTTCAGAATCTTTAATAGAGCCTTCAGGTAAAGAATTTAGCACCTCTAAAGCATTACTAACAGTTACCTTTGTTTTATCTCCTTTAAAAGCATCTTTAGGTATAGAAGCTTCTGAACTAGAGTTTAATCCATTATCAATTTCAACATTAAATTGAGTTAATAAATCTGTTTGTTCTGTTTTAGGGGTAGTATCTGAGATATTTTCAGACTCTTTAATATAAGCAGATTTACCTAAACTACCAGCTGCATAATAGTTTTCTCTATTAATAAAATCATTTTTAATATATAAACTATCTTCTACTATTGAATCTGTTTTAGATTTAAAAGAATTCTTAAATTCATTAAGATTATTATAAATATGCTTAGTTTTAGTATTACTATTATAGAATCTTATACCCATAGTTTTAAAGATTTTAGGTAATTCTCTAGTAATAGAAGTATCATTAATTACTAAATCTAATGCTTTTAATACAACTTCTTGGATTGCTTTAGCAGGATGATAGTTATCTAGTGTATTACTATGAGCTTGATTAAATAATTTAGCATTTTCTTCTATATCTTTACCAAAGTATCCAGCATCATGTGTACCTGTAAATCCATTATCTTTTGCTGACATAAGTCTAATAAATTCGTGCATTGTAAGTGCATCAGTAATGATAACTGCTTGTGGTACAGCTCTTATACCTAATTCGTTAAACTGATCTTCTAGTACACCTGCCTTAGCTTGTTTTATATTACCTTCTTTATCTTTATATCTAATACTTACTTTACTTGATGGATCTTTAGATACTTTTTTAGATGAAGATAGTATAGAAGCATCATTTAATGCTTCATTAGAATCGTTAAAATGTATCCTAGGTATATAATCAATTAAGCTTCTAATTATCTCATCATGCTCTTCTTTTGATGGGGTATTATCTTTATTATCTTTTTTAAACTGTATAATAGCTTTTGCATGTTTAAGTTTAAATATCTCAAACATTACTAATAAACCATCATTTAATACTGATGAGTTTTCTTTTAGTTCACTAAAATCTTTACCAAGAGCTTCACCAACTATAGGTCTTAAATATAATCCAGCATTGTATTTAAAGGTTTCAAGTAAGGAAGGATTTATATATAAATCCATTGGTTTATCTACATTAAAATCAACCTTATCTTTACCAGTATTTAATGCAATAGTGTTAAATGTATTGGTTAGTTTAGTTAATTCTATTCCTCTAAGTTCTTTATTCTCTATAAGATTTGCTTTTGATAATTTAATATAAAAATCATTTAAAAATTCTTCAGACATTCCATTAACAATACTAGCAATACCTGCTCCATAGTTAATTACCATTAATGCTGGCTTAAATAATGACCTAGCTACACTAGATACCTTACCTTCTGGATTTTTAAGAGTACCTATAACATCAGTCATAGCTTCAATAAATGAGTGTATATTGGTATCAGGTAGTATATCTTGTAATGCTTTATAAGAATTATCAAGTATATTTTGACGTTCTAGTGATATATCATCAAATGTTATTGAACTAGCTCCTTCAAGTAATGCTTCATCTAATGTTGGTTTAATATCTACAAAGGTACTTGCAGTATTCTCATAGTTATCTAAATTCTTTATATTACCTTTTTGAGTATCATAATTATCTACACTATTTCTAAAGAATCCTGCTGCATTTAGTATTTTATCTAGTGTAGCGTTATTAACACTACCTGCAAATTGTATAAAAGCATTAGCTGTACCATTGGTAGTACCATCTACTTCTCTTACTAGTGCAGTCTCAAATGCTTTTGTTTCTGAATACTTAGTAAGAGCCATAAGAGCTTTAAATGAGTATCCCTTCTCTCCTCCTTTCTTAACACCAGTAAGAATAGCTAAATTATTTTCTTCAGTATTCTCTCCTTTAATAGCTTCTATAGCTTTAGCTATTTTAGGTGTATTAATAAGAGAATCAAACTTGTCTTTAACTGTTGAGTATTCACTTGTATTTGTTACTTTCTCTCCTAAAGCTTCTAAAACAATCATCATAAATTGTTTTCTATCTTCACTTTTATTACTATCAATAGTTCTAATAGAATCTTTAAGATCTATAGCATATCTGTGTGCTTTATATGATTGAGTGTTTAAATCGCCATCCATAAATACCCTTAAATTCTTCCCTAACCAGTTTTTAAAGTAAATAGGTAAAGATATATCAGTATTCTCTTTATAGTCTCTAAGGATGTTTAACTGTCTTTCAATACCTAAATTAGTACCTTTCATACCTAACCGCTGTAATACATAAGCTTCATCTATCTCTTGTTTAGAATACCCACCAAATATTTGAGTAACTAAATCATCACCTAAACGCTTATACATATCTAGTACAGCTATATCAGGTTGACTTGGTATACTTGAGTAAGCTTCTACTACATCAATCAATGCTTCAGGTAAGTCTGTTACACTATTTCTATATTGCTTAGGAATATCCTCTCTTGTGGGTATTTCTGTATTTACTTTAGTAAATTTAGATTTAAATCCAAATAATTTATTAAGTAATGCAGTAGCTTCTTTACCTTTAAAATTCTTTAATAATTCTGAAATACTTGAGTCTAATTTATATTTATTTTCAGCATTATCTATAGGTACTGCTTTAACAAATGTATTTACTTCATTATTACTAAATTCAGTAAACTCATTACCATCTTTATCCAAACCACTATTACCTTGTTTATGGCTGTTATATATATCAGAAGGCATTGTAGACTCTTCTAGGTATCCTAAGCTTACTAGCTGAGTAATAGCATGTAACCCTATAGAAGTCTTTAGCTTTTCAAATAAAACAGCAGGAACACCTGATTTCTTAGCTGTAATGCCTATAGAATTTAAAAAGTCTCCTCCAATACTATTAGCTACTAGTAATCTTTGTGTACCTAAATTAGCGAAAGCATGGTATGTTTTATCACTTAAAATATTAGTAGGATTCATGCCTAAAGTAGCTCTAATAGTATCTTTATCATTGTATAAAGAGTCTAAACCAGATGTATTTAACCAATTTAATCCACTAATCCCTAGAGCATAGGAAAGATTAGCATACTTATCTTTCATTGTGTCGGTAGAAATATCTAATGGAATTAATAAATCCATTAAATCGTCAGTAGCTACTTTAAACTTAGTTTTAGCTTTATTAGTTCCAGTACCTCTTCTTGTTACATAAGGGTCTCTTGAGTTAATAAATGCTTCTTTAAATGGCATTAAAAACTTCTTTAGTTCTATAATAGTTTTAAACTCATTAGAAGATAATTCTTTAAACTCAGGAATAGTTGAAGTAATCTCTGGTTTAAATATATCTAAATAATTATTAAGTATATTATTTACTGGTTTTAACTTAACTACATTACTTAACTTTTCAATCCCTTTCTTACCAAAAGAACCTAAAGCATTTATCTTTACAGGTATATCATGAGTGTTTAAAGTGTTTTGTAAAGATACTTGTTTAACAGGAGTAATATCATTAACTTTAATAGACTTCATCCAAGAAGTATCTATTCCTTTAAACTTAGTATTTGTATATTCATTTAATAATTCTTCTTTAAACTTATCCAAATCAATATCGACAATACTTGGTAAGTTTAGTTTAACTACCTTTTTAGCTAGTTTAGAAAATACTGTTGCATACTCTTTATGTAATCTCTTCTCTACTTCTTTAATATCTGCTTCAGTATCTTCAGGTGTAGTTAATCTATCTAACTCTGCTTGAATATCTTTAGTAGCATCAGCTTCAAAACCCTTTAATACATATTTGGGTATATTAGGGAAAGAATCTGTAGTAAATGAAAATAATCTATCAGACTTAAGTGTTTTAGGTTGAGTGCTTGCTTCATTTAAAGCCGCAAAAGATACTGAAAGAGCGTGTTCTAATAATGTATTAGGAATACTTTTTAAACCAAGTAAACTTCTAACTTTATTAGTAAATACTTGAAATAAATTAAATTTAGATGTACTAGTATAAGGAGTTTCTCTCATTAAGTTTTGTACAACTTCATTAGTTAAAGAATAAGTAATAAACTCATTTAAGTTTGAGTCAGTTGATTGTTTAACATAATCTCTTTCTAGTTTACCTAAGGAATTACCTCTTGCATCAATAGCTTTTCTAAATTTAGTTACTAAGTCTTTAATTTCGTTTTTAATCTTAATAGCATCAGGTGTTGGGTTATCACCAAATATTTTTTCATCCACAGTCATGTGAATGATTTCTTGTAGTACAGTTAATGCAGATAAATCACCATTAGTTGGTAAAGCTAATTGAATTTTATCTCCAGGATATGCAAGACCTATTACACTTCGTCCTTCAAACGTTAATTCAGATAAAAACTCAATTCTAGTATCTTTAGCTATAACCTTTTCTAATATATTAAGTAAGGTCTTATTATATTTTCCTTGAACACCTACAGTTGTATTCATCTTACTTTTAATTATAGGAAATATTTTACCTACAGTAGATGTATCTACCCCATTAATTTCTGTAATAGCACCTTTAAAATCTTTATCATTTATACGAGTATCTCCTATTACTTTAGATTCAGAAACTATCATATTTTCTGCTAAAGATTTACCTAACATAAATGATTTAGAGTTAGTTAAGTAATTGAGTTTAACTTTACCTGCACGTCTATCTAATACATAACTAATACCAGCATTAAATAATCTAGCTTGTAATGCTAATTTCTTTGGATTAATTAACCTAGTAGGGATATTTCCTTTACTATCTTCAGAAAATTCTCCATTATATACATGTTCTACAAATCTTCCTTTTACTACATATTGTAATTCTTTAGGAAAATTTTTAAGATTTAATAATGGTTTACCTAATTGTTTTTCTGTATATAAATAAGCTTCTTTAGGTGTTGTAGGTATTTTATTAGAACCAGTATTGTTATCAGTATTAGGTACTTCTACAGTATTGTCCTTAGTAGGCTTATCTGTAGCAACTTCATCCTTTAAATCTGTATAATTATTTGGATCAACCTTATAGTCATCTTCGGTATAATTATTACTTAAATCTTCTTCATTATAATTATCATACTTAATAGTATCTTCTATATTAGTATTATCAGGTAAAGTATCTAAAGTAGTATTACTAGTATCTGTATCTGTATCTGTAGTTAAGCCTTTGGTTGTGTTGATTTCCTCATCTTTTTTAGTAACTTCACTGTTTGTTGTCTCTGTTTCTTTGTTAGTCTTTTCGATACTGGTTTCATAAGCATTTAACTCTTCGTCTAGTTCATGTGGAAGTATGGTTGGGTCTTCTACAGTAGCATGTAATTCATCAATAAAATCTTCTTTACCTTGCTCAATTAAAGAGTTTTCAATATTTCTAACTCTAATTGTTAGTTGTTTTTGTTCTTCAGTATATTGTTCATTATTAAATTCTTCTTCTGCTACAGCTACAGCATGTAACTCTTCAATTATTCTAGCTTCTGATTTAGTTAAGTTTTCCCCTTTATTATATAAATCTAGGGTATCTCTTATTTTTTTAATTGAAGGTGATTTACTTACTCTATCTTCTTCATCAGTTCCTTTAACTTTTCTAGGTAAAAAAGAATTGTTCTTAAACCATTCTGGATTAACTGATGGTTGTCTTTTACCTTCACTATCCAAGCTTCCTGTATCAGTATTAAGTTCGCTTACAATACTATCTACAGCAGGGTGTAATACAAAACCATCAGCAATAGCAGTAGTTTTAGGTGGTTTACGTTGTTTAGGTAATTCTTCTTTTAATACTTCAGTAGGAGTTAATATATCTTCTGAGCTTGTATCTGGTACTTTTAAGGTATCTAAATTTAGCTCATTATTAGCTTTACTAGCTAAAACACTGTAAGCCTTAGTTATTGCTGTTGTATCCTCATTTACAGCGTCTGTAAGCGTTTTAAAGGCTTCTTTAGAGGTATAGGTAATATCACCCATATCTTCTGAAAACATCCCAGCATCAGTCTGTTTGGCTATTTCATTGTCTATTTGGGCTACTGTAGAGCCTTCAGTATTAATTACATCCGATATTGCTTGTAATCCTTTTTGTTTAGCTAATTGGGTATCTTTCCAAGTAGATAATTTACTTAAATCTTCTTCTACTAATGAAGTATTGCCTATTTCTTTAGCTACATCAATATCTCTAAGTGTTGTTAAGATATGTGATTTGATACCTTTAAACTTCTTTCCAGTACCTTTTCTTATTTCTTCACCAACATCTTTAGATGTTTTAGTAGTAGCTATATCTAGTATATCTAACTGTTCTTTTGATAATTTTCCTTTTAACTCTTCTTTAACTTTAGCTACTTCTTCATCTGAACTAAACTCAACTGAACCAATAACATTATTAAAATCTTTATCAGATACTTCAGTATCAGGTAAGTTCT